TCACAGCCAGGGTATTTGATGCTGACCGGTCATCGTCGGGTGCGGTGGAGCCGGTACGACTTCTCCCGGCGAAACGATGAAACGCTCAACGGTTTCTGTCGTGACAAAAGTACAACTGCAGTTGATGTTTGTGCACTGATGATACCGCTCTTTTGTGGTGTCAGAAAAATATCGACTCGTGCGGGCATGGGCGGCGTAATGGCATTTCGGGCAATGAAACATGATGAGCACCTCTGAGCGTTTTCAATACAGTGATTTTAATTATTTTAATCTTATAAAACAAACACATATAGTAAATTACTGCGCTATTTCTTCGCTCTCATACTCCACATCAGAAACCTTAACCTCAAGCTCTAAGCCCGTCGTGAAGCCACTCCCGTTAAGGCTGTGCACCACACGGCTGATTATCCATGCCTGCTGGTCTATCACGCGCTTAAAGCCTTTCACGGCCACTGGTGTTTCAGGAAATAAATCAGCCCGGCCAGTGGCAAGCGTAATGGAAAACTCCGCCACGCCTCGCTGTATCTTGTCCCACTTTGCCTGAGCCGCGCGCATGGCCTGCGCCTTTGTGGCATAGATGGTCGTGAGCTCAAGAACGTTGTCCGACTCTCCGGCCATGTACTCACCTTCCCGCGCTTCCTGCTCTTTTTTCTTCTTAGCCTTTGTCGATGTTTTAGCGGCTTTCGGGTGCTGCAGCGCGCGCAGGTGCTGCTCTTTGGGTTTACGTTTGAGCTTTACCTTTTGCTTTTGTGGCTTAGGGTCTCTGGTGTGTAGCCATTTCGCCGTCACGCCGGTGTAAGCCTCCCGGTCTGCAATGGCGAACTGATGGCGGTCGCCGTCGCCACGCTCGACGGTCATTTGGGGGATCGGCTTACCACTGGCCGTCATCGCACTACCGGCTTTCAGGAATAATAACTTCCCGGCTTTCACCGACACGGATGCACCGTTACGCTCAGCAAGGCGGGACAAAAACGCCGCATCAGATTCCTGCGTCTGGTCGATATGGGGAATGGCGATAGCTTTCAGGGAGTCAGCAACACTGGCCGTCAGCTTATTACGCTGCGCGATGGTCTCCACAATCACCCCGAGCGTGGTGTCATGCCATGACTGCTCGCGCCGCGAGTTCAGCGACCCGCGAAAATCCGCGCTACGTCCCCGGATGGTCAGCGTATCAGGCGCACCCCGGTGCTCGATTTCATCGACCGTGAAACTCCCCTTGTTGACCAGTGCGGAGCCCTGCCAGCCCAGCCACAGCGTCAGCGATGCCCCGCGCGGCGGCAACTCGACCAGCCCGTCGGTATCATCGAGCGCAATATCGAGCTGGTCAGCCTCAAATCCGCGATTGTCGGTCATGGTCAGGCCGATGAGCCGGTCGCTGAAATTCTGCGTGATATCCTCCCCGTCCAGCGTGAGCATATACGCAGGGGCCACACGCGCCCCGGCCTGAATATTCATCCCTGTTATCATCCTGCCAGCCCTCCCGCCCATTCACTGGCTGACGTGACCAGATTATCCGCCTGCGTTTTCAGGTCGCCATACATGGCCGCGAGCGACTCGTCGACGCGTTTCAGGGACAGACTGAACTCGATTTTTCTCGCTGCGCCGTCGCTGAAAAGCTCGGTGTGGTTGTGGGTCACTTTATCGATAATGTACATCCCGTGGATCATGCCGGTTCCGTCAATCAGCGGCCATGCGCGCCCCTCGTCGGCCATCAGCTCGATGGCCATCAGTGACAAACGTCCGCCGGTGATTTCAGGGTAAAGCGTTCCCGACAGCGTGCGCGAGGTTTCCCCCTCCCCGAGATACTGGTAAGCCGGTGGCTTTCCGATACGGTCATTTGACACCCACCGGTAGTCCTTCGAATACTGCATTGACTGATGCGGCAGGGTGCGCCGTTCAAATACAAAAAAGCCCAGCACCATAAGCATTTTTATCCCTCCCTCAGTCGAGTCTCATACTGGATCGCTGGCGCGCACGTGTCTCGCGGTCAAGTTTGTCGACGGCGTCACGGAGCTGGCGGTCAAGGTCACTGCCCGGCGCGACCCCGCCCTGCAGGTTGATGTTGTATTCGCTTTTGCTCTGGTCGATATAAGAACGGCCAGCGGGTGCGGTGACCGGCTGATACGCCTGATACCCGCCATAACCTGCGGTCGCAGGGATATACCCACCATTCGGGGACGCCTTATTCGCTTTCGCTGCGGTCTGGTCGAGGTCGCTGGATTCTTTTTTGATAACGCCGAGTTTTTCCAGCAGCCAGCCGACCTTGCCGCTCAGGCTGTTAAACATCTTGAGCGGCATCATCAGCGCATCAGCCAGCGCCTGACCAAAAGTAACGCCGACATTTTTGCAACTGTTGAGCGTGTCCTGCGTGGCTTTCACCGGCGCAAGCAGGTCTTTAAACCACTGGCAGACGACACCCAGCTTTTCAGCGATGGCATCAAACACCGGCGCAAGTGGGGTAAACATGTCCCCCACCGGTGCCAAAGGCGGCTTTCAGTCCCTCCACCACGCCCGAGAAGAATGCACCGAGCGGCTCCCAGTATTTACGAATCAGCAACGCACCAGCCACCACTGCACCGGCTACCGCCAGCACCGGCAGGCTGATTGCGCCAATGGCCGTGACTATCGCGCCGCCGACCGTACTGAAAACCACACCGAGCACGCCAGCCGCCGCAATGATGGCATTAATCCCCATCACCACCGGCCATGCGACAAGGCCAATCCCGCCCATCACACCAATCAGCGCCAGCGCCCCCCCGACCACCACGCCGATAGTGGTCGCCAGCCCCTGATTTTTCTGGATCCAGCCGTCGAGCCTGAGCACATATTGCGTGGCCGTCTGCGTCAGCTTACGCAGTGATCCCTCCTGCTGATCAAACAGGTCAGTGCCGACCGCCTCATAGGCAGACTGAAACTCTTTAAAGTCGCCGCCGAGGTTATCCTGCATCACCTTAACCAGTTCCTCAGTCTTACCGTCCGAGGCTTTAAACGCGGCGGTGAGCTGGTCGAGCTTGCCGCCTGATGCAGCGGCCATCAGAACGGCGGCCGCCGAGCTGGCCTCTTCACCGAAAATGGTTTTCATGTATTCGGCTTTCTGACCCGTTCCGAGATTGTTTTTCTCAAAACTGCGCTGCATTTCCTTCAGGATGGAAAATATCGGACGCGTATTGCCTTTGCTATCTGACGTTTTAATGCCGAGCTCTTTGATGGCGTCGTACGCTTTACCGGTTGGTGCCTGCAGGCGACTCAGAACGGCACGGCTCCCTGTACCCGCCATCGAGCCGGTGATTTTAGAATCGTGCAGCGCCCCCACCATCGCGGCGGTTTCTTCAATACTCACCCCGGCATTTTTCGCCACCGGCGCGGCATAGGTCAGCGCATCGCTCATCCCGTCAAAGTCAGCGGCGGTTTTGTTCATCGTCATCGAGAGAACATCACCAATATGCGCGACTTTATCGTTAGAGAGCTGGAAAGCAGACTTCATGCCTGTCAGCAGCGCGGCGTTTTCTTCCATCGTGCGCTTGTTCGACAGCGCCATATTCAGCGTGACCGGCGTCGCCGCCTGAATAGCCGCCGCATCGCCGCCGCTTTTGGCGATGATAATCTGCGCTCCCGCCGCATCATCGGCAGAGGCAGCGGTATTGTCACCGAGCTGGCGCGCCTGTTTACGCAGCGCCTGCATTTCGGGCGACTGTTTGTCGACACCGAGCACTGCCTGCAGCTCAGAGTTTTTCTGTGCAAATTCATAACCCGGCGTCAGCAGCTTAACCCCGGCCATGGTTCCTGTTGTCGCAATACCGACACCGGCCGCGCCAGCCGCCGCCATGCTACCGGCAAGCGATTTACCGGCCTGATATCGCTCTTTCACCCGGCTTAACTTTGCCTGCTGTGCGCTGACTTTCGCCAGTGCCTCACGCTGACGATTGAGCTGCGCAGTCGTCTCACTGATGCGCGATTTAAGCCCCCGCTCATCATTTGCCAGATTACGGGTATTAATCCCCACAGCACCGAGCTCGCGTTGCTGACGTTTAACAGACTCAGTGAGGCTGTTGTATTTCGTCTGCTGCCCGTCGGCGGCACGCTTTGCCGATTCAAGCACCTGCGCCTGCACACGTGTCGGGCGCTCGGTGTTTTTAAACTGCGTGGCAAGGGCTTGCGCTTCCTGTTTCGCTTTCTCAAGCGAGTGACCAGTCACGGCAAGCTGTGCGCTGGCTTTGCGGAATCCGTCAATACGGGACGCCTGCGCGTTAAGTTCGCGCAGGCTTTTCTGTGAATTGCGGATATCACCAGACAGGGATTTGCTGGCGTTCTGAATCGCTTTAAGCGGGCGGCTTGCCCGGTCGACTGCGTTCAGCAGCACCTCGATTCTGACGTTATTGCTCATGATGGCTTCCGCTTCGTTGCAGCGCCTTATCGCGCCATGTCAGGAGCTCGGTCACGCTCAGGGAATTTAGCTCTGATGGCGGCCAGTGGAAGATCACCGCGATATCCGCCATCAGGTCATCGACCGACAGTTTTTCCGGGAAGGTCAGCGACCCGAAGCCGGTGACAAAAAACCAACCACCTTACCGGCCAGCGAAATCAGGTCTGACGCATCCAGACGCGCGAGTTCGTGCTCGGTCAGTGCCGGATACGTCATGCGCGGCAGCACCTTAATCAGCGCATCCACGTCGGAATTTGCCAGCGAGGCCAGTGATACCCCGCGCAGGGTTCCCGCGTTCGGTTTGGTTAGCGTGACCTGCTCAATTTTCTGTTCACCGCGCATCAGCGGGGTGTCAAAAATAACGTTATTCGGAGTAACGTTTTCAGTGTCAGCAACAGCAGTCTCATTGATATTTTTCATGCGAATTTCTCATCAGCGTAAGTGACCGGCCAGCCCCGCTGACCGGTTGAGGGATTACAGGCCAATTGCCTTGCGGTGCTCTGCCATACGGTCGACGCCGTCGACTTTCAGCACCATGTTGATCACGTCAATCTCGATGACTTCTTTGCCGTCGATCGTGAGCTGGTAATAGGCGCACTCGGTCGCCATTTTGGTCGTGCCGCTTTCTCCCTGCTTGTTTTCACCGCCGTCGTATTCTTTATGACGGCCACGCATCACCACCTCGACGGCAGAAATCGCGCCGGTGTCGTCACGCTGATAAGAGCCGGTAAAACGCAGCGGAACGCTGTCAGCACCCGGCGAGGCGTACTGCGCCCACAATTCAATGTCAGGCAGACCGCCGAGCGTCCACTCAAGCGACAGCGCATCGTCATCGAGGCCGAGGTCAACCGACACCGCTCCCGGCATCCCGCCGCCGCGATATTTCTCCAGCTTGCGGGTCAGTTTTGGCAGGGTGACGGATTCAACAACGCCCATATAACTCAGGCCATCGTTGAACATATTCAGGTATTTCAGTTTGCGGGGTAACGCCATGCTCAGAGCTCCTTAGCTGTTGACCGAGTCTGACAGGTTCGCCAGATAGGTATCGGTGATGCGCTGGCGCAGGGTCAGATTTTCCAGCGGCGGGACGGGGGTGTAGTCGTAATCGATATACAGTTTCCCCACTTTCAGGGTCGCGGTGTCGTTCGACTCCGGGTCGTA